AATTTCCTGCAACCGTACTACTTAGATATAACTGTGCGCCCTCTGCAAATGCAGATGTATCCAATCCGACTAACTGACCAAATACCGTAGCATAACCATTCTGATTGTTTGGAATATTGGCAGTAATAATGCCCATAGTTTGTGCGCTTGTTGCATCACCAGTGGCTATTGCCTTTGATACAACCGCTTTGTTACCTGCCGCCCCACTAATATAGACAACTGTACCCTTTGTCATTACAGAGCCAGATTCGTTACGCACTTGGGCTAATAAAGTAGATGCTGGGGATGCCTCTGATACTTGAATATTTGCAATAGATCCGACTTGCGTTACAACTATACTGCCGTCATCTGATGTTATTTCAGTAATACCACCGCTAGATGGTGAAACTTCTAAATTAAATGTAGTTCCATTATTTGTTATTTCGACTGTATTGCCAACAGATGTAAGTGTTTGCACCCCAGTAGATCCGCCCATAAAGCGGCTTAGACCATCCTTACCAGCTAGATCAACTGCCTTGCCCCATTCGCCACTGGGCAATTCAAATCTTAACTTAGTGCCTTTCCATTCGTGATTCGGCTTATCGCCCTTATCGCCTTTAATAGACAGACCATCAACACCATTTTTACCGTCAATGCCATCTTTTCCATCTTGCCCATCTTGACCATCTTTGCCATCTTTGCCGTTTTTGCCATCTATTCCATCTCGACCATCTGATCCGTCTTTGCCATCAATGCCACCTTTCCCATCAACGCCACGCTCACCATCTTTGCCGTCTGCGCCATCCTTGCCAGCCTCGCCTTGATCGCCCTTATCACCTTTTTCGCCTTTATCACCTTGATCGCCTTTGATTGATTCTGGCATGACAATAGCATCAACTCTATCTTTAAGTTTTGCTAGTGCCTCGGTTAATAATGCGACTAATTCATTCATAGTCCTAGTTTCGACCTTATTTGAGCCATTACGCCAGTATTATCATCTGGGGTTTCCTCATCATCTGGTAGATCAGCCATGCCATTAGTAGCATCAGCCTCTAAACTAAGTAGGTAATCATCATAGCTAGTAGATTCTCTGATCACTTCGCCTTGTTTCAATGCGTAAAACAGTTCCTCTTTAGGTATTCCACCAACTTGCCATGCTTTCATTAGTGAATCTAAATCTTGAGCAGACATAGGCACTGGCATAAAGTCAGTATTCATATCGATTTCAATCTCACCCTCAACGCCATACCATAAAGCCATAAAGCGAGTGATCTGTTCAAAGTTCTCACCTGCTAATTCAACCAATGCCGCTAATACACTAGCCTCGCCATTTGATCTCATCAATAATGTGCCAGCAGACTCCACCCCTGCTTTCTCTGGGGCTAACATCCTTGCACCAATAGCCGCCATTTGCGACTCTTTCTGTAAAAGGTTTTTCTCTAATGCGCCTAGACCTTGACCAGTAAACTCTAAGAATCCCCAGTTGGCACTGCTATCACTAGACACAATGGCAGTAGATGATCCAATGCTTACTTTCTCATTCTCATCAAATATAAACCCAGCTAACATAGGGGTAGGCAAGCCAGCAAAATGACAGCCTCTTTCATAGTCAGCAGTAACACGATAGTGGGCAATATTCAGATCAGCTAGATCTAAGATAGGCGGATCTTGTAAGTCTAAGCAATTTTCTTTTGCGCCAAATGCCCAAAATGGGATAAATGAAATAGGTGCGCCTTTCATTAATGGCACTATGTCATTCTCAAACTGCACCCAATCACCTTTTTTGTTCTTGCGGTATATTCTTTGTATATACCCTATGTCAGTAAGCAATAATGCTCTGATCTGTGGATGTGTTTCGTATTCAAACTCATTCTTTTGGACTTCATAATACTCTTGTAACTTGATCATTACAGGTTGCATCACATTGTTTACCCTAGTAACACGCCAATCTAGGATTGATTCAGCAGGATAATAAGTGGTATATGGGCGTAGATTTGCTTTAGCGGCATCAGCCAGACTTGCAGGTGTTTGAGTAACGCTAGGGTATTCCACCAATATCCCAGCACGACCAACTTGTAATAGGTCATGGACAGTCATCATGGCAACGGCATCTAAGCTATTACCTTTAAGATCTATGTCATCAAACATATCCTCTAAAGCAGATGGGTAGGTTTTTTCCATCTCTTTCCGAAAGACCATTCCAACTAGCCCCTCTAAGGTTCTACCAGTGGCATTAAAATAGGTGGCTCTTAATTTATAGGATTTGTAATCGTTATCTGTTTGATCTGCTAAACGAGGTAGGAACTTCTCGCCAGCATTGTGAATTGCGCTTTGCCCCTCGCACGCGGATCGTGTCTTAAACCACTTCTCTGCAAAGGCTTCATATTTGTTATGTTTGTTATCATTCATATTAAACACCGCTCATTCGTATATGTTGGATTGTTCTTGCTCGTATTGGGTATCGATACGCAATACAATAACCTGTTGCATCAAGTACATGATCAAACCCTGCCGCTTTATCTGGATCACCATTCTTATCGTAGGCTTGTCGTTCTAATGATTCGACAAGTTCTGGACAGTTTTGTGGGTTTACCAAATATCTGCGTTCTCTGATCATTCTATTCATGGCAAGCACTCGATCCTTAACAGCAGGATTTGCAGGATTGACCATTATGTTAAAGCCAGCTTGTTTAAGTAAAGCTATATCACTCTCACTAGCGTTTTGTGATTTGCGGTTATTTCCACTAGCATCTGGGTAAATAAATATCTTATGCCCACTAAATTTAGCCTTAATGGCGTTAATCATAGCAGGTGTATCAAATATTCCAGTTAGTTCATCTACCGCATGAGGATCATCGCCTCGCAATACATGTATTACAGCCGCCATTTTGGTTACATTGAAGTCTAATCCAATATGTAACGGTTCGCCACTTATTATAATCTCATTCGATTGATTTAGTAATCTATCAAATTCAGCATATACACTACCAGCAGTTAGATTGACAAACTCACCATCTAAGTAAGCCGCAAGTAAATTGGTTGAATAAGTGTTTTGTAGGTTTTCAATATACCCATCTGGCAAATTAGCCGCATTATCCATAGTGCGAGCTTTGAATATCTTATAGCCATCTTTGTTATTCTTTACCCACCGATCATAGACAAACCGAAACCCCTCTGGGGTAGTAGCTACGGCAACTGTGTTTCGTATAGCGCACTTTTGACGGTTACGAGCAATAACTTTGTTCCAGACTTCTCTGGCTTTATCTATCGGCAGTGTATCTAGTTCATCTAGCAGGCTATGTGCTACCTCATAACCCACGATCCTTTGAGGATTTTCCATAGTACGAAAAATAATGCGCCCTGCGCCCTCAAATTCAATGTACGAACTTTGGCGGTTAATCTTATATTTCCATCCCTTGCGGTCGCATAACTCTGGGAATCGCTTAAACGCAATATCCTCGACCAATGGATAGGTCGGTAGGTAATAGGCTACATCGCAATCTTTAAAAGCACCTTTAAGTGCCATGATCCTTGCAATACCTGCCGCAGTCTTACCACTACCAAATCCACCAACGAAAGCAGGAAAAGGTTCTTTTGAAGTGGCAAATGCTTTTTGCACTTCACTCAATGGCATTAAATAAACTCGTCTATGCTGACATTCGGTAGAGAGGTGGTTGTAACATCCGCAGTAACTTGCTGTTTATCTGACTGCTCTAAGTATTGTTTACCTAACCAAATAAGCATAGTCGAATTGCCACCCTCTGCGGCTTTCCACTGTAATCGTCTTAGTGAAGTTTTGCCATGTAACGAAAACCTTTTTATATAGTCCGAAAAACCCACATCAAATCGTTCTTTAATGCGTGTATTCATAGTGTCATAATCAATCTCTAGTAGGGATGCAATTTCCTCGCCAGTGCATTGAATCTTGCAAGCGTTCTCTACAATTGACCACTCTTTGTCGGTAAACTCAATACGAGGTCTGCCGCCTAAATCAATATCACTCATTATTTTTTAGCTTTCTTTTTTGGATTGACTGTCTTTTTAGAATAATCTTTTTTGGTGAGCATATAAACTCCATTTGAAAGTAAGAGGTTTTCGTAACTAAGCGACCTCTGCGCTTACCCAACTTCGTCAAGGGGGCTAGGCTACTCTTGAGTAATGTACTTTTACTCAAGTATTACTAAGTTAGCATAATTTTTATATAAAAGCAACTAGATCCCGCCAATAGGCACTTTAACTATTGGATTAATATCAAACCCTTGTGCGCTTGGATCTTTCTGGACTATTTTAGATCCCCATTTTTTCTGTAATAACTCAAACTGCTGTTCCTCTTTCTGCTTGGTTCGGTAAGAGGCACATCCACCAGTATTGGTATGCTGTTTGACTGAATAAAAATACATATTAAACCGCAATGTTTTACGGTATTTGTTTAAGACTTGAAGTGATAGATCATAATCCTCTTTAAGCGGAAGTTTCTCATCATATCTTAGGTCAAGATTGTTAAACGCTTGAAATGGTCCAAGCACGCATTGTTTTAATGAAAATGGAGTATATTCTCTATAAGCACCTTTATCTGGCAATAGGTTCATTCCCCAGTATTTAACATCCAAATCACCAGCAAGGTTAAATCCACTCTCGCAAAACTCTTGCACCGCCATTGGAGTTAGTTTCTGAATCTTTTGCTCATTCCACCTACCAATGTAAGACATATCATCATCTAATACGACTATTTTATCACTTTCGGCATGATCTAAGATGTAATTCCTAATTCTGGCTACGCTACCTTGAGCACTGTCTGGAACTACCCAGCAATCATGTCCAGCCGCCAAATAAGCATCAGCCTCAAAGTCAGCAACAACATATTTGCAGAATGGTAGGTATTTTTGAGTTATAACATCATTGGGTCGTTTATATGATGGTGAAAAGTAAAGTATGTCTGACATATTATTCCTCATGCAAATTGGTTAAGTAATTACCACCATGCACAACTCTGCCGATTCCCTTACTCCATGGCTTGCCATTGGATCTTTTGCTATAAACACTATCAAGTTTAAAATGCGTTTGAGCAGATAGCCAGTCAATATCATTATCAAAATATAAAACGACATAATTATGACTCTCTAGCAATTCCTCACTAAACTTGATCTCACCGACTACTGCACCCTTTTCATCATCAAATAATTTTAATATCTCTTTATCATCAAAGCCCAAAAGTGATACATCGTATTTTGCATCCATTAAATCGGTAAGTTCCATTTTAAGAATGTCAGTATCCCAATCAGCATTTAAGGCGATTTTATTATCAGCTATGACATAAGCCCGTTTCTGATCCTCTGACAGTTCCGACAACTGAATCGTGGGCACTTCTTTCATCTCTAGTAGTTTTGATGCCGCAAGTCGTCCATGACCAGCCAAAATGCCGTTATCCCCATCTAATAAGATAGGGTTTGTAAATCCAAACTCTTTAATGCTATTTGCAATCTGGACTACCTGTTCTTCGCTATGCGTTCTACTATTTAGTTCGTAAGGTGCAAGATCCTCAACTTTTTTATATTCAATTTTTAATTTCATTGTTCGCCCTTAAGTAAGTTTAAAGTTTTATCAAGTAAATCT